ATGCTCGGGCTTGGCGGCTTGAGAAGTTACGAAAAGAAACAGGGGTTAACGAAATAATGGCTACACCATCTAAGGGCAAAGCCCGAGTTAAAGTCACGGCCAGCGGTAAGAAGGTCAGCTATGGCCAAGCCGGTAAGGCGAAGGGCGGTGGCCCTCGCGTCAAGCCCGGCACGTCAAAAGGTGACGCGTATTGCGCGCGCTCTGCGGCGCAGAAGAAAAAGTTTCCCAAGGCGGCTAAAGATCCAAACAGCCCGCTCAACCTGTCACGCAAGCGCTGGAAATGCTCCGGCACCAAATCGAAGAGGAGTTAATGAAATGGGACTGTATTCAAATATTGCTAAAAAGCGTGCGCGCATTAAGGCCGGAAGTGGAGAAAAGATGCGCAAGCCCGGCGCCAAAGGAGCGCCAACGGCCGGTGCATTTAAAAAGGCTGCCAAGACAGCAAAGAAAAAGGCTAAAAAATGAGTGAAGCAATGAAACTGCTCCAGATGAAAATCGGAGTAACGGCTGACGGAAGTTTCGGCCCGAACACGGCGCGAGCCATCGCAAAGCATTACGAGCTTTCGCCCAATCGTGGCGCGCATCTGCTGGGTCAGTCGCACCACGAGAGCGGCGGTTTTAAGCGCACGACTGAGGGTTTGTATTACTCAACACCCGAGCGCATCCAAGCTGTCTGGCCGTCACGTTTCCCGACGGTAGAGAGCGCCGAGCCGTATGCCAAGAACCCGCAGGGTCTCGCAAACAAGGTTTACTCTAGTCGCATGGGCAATGGAGATGAGGCCAGTGGTGACGGCTTTGCGTTTGCGGGCAAAGGCTTCCTGCAACTCACAGGCAAATCAAACGTCAAGGCCTTTGCGTCGGACATGAACTTGCCGGAGGTGCTGGAGTATCCATCCAAGCTGGCTGACGAGTATGCTTTTGAGACAGCGCTGTGGTTCTTCCAGAAGAACGGCCTGTTTGCAATTGCTGATGACGGTGTAAGTGATGACACTATCAAGCGGATCACTCGCAGGGTTAATGGTGGATATCACGGGCTTGAGGATAGGGTTAACCAGACCCGCAAGATCCACACTTGGCTGCTGACCTGAGCAAGTGCCTGCACAAGATCAAAAGGCCAGCGCGGCGGTAGGCCGGGCGGGGGAGCATCTAGCCCTTGCTCGTTTGTCGCTCGCTGGCTACATCTGTACACTATGCCAGATCAAAGACCACGACGCGTATATACAGACGGATACACGCACTCTCACTTTGCAAGTTAAGACCGCCAGTAAGATGTGCAGTAACAGCAAAAAATACAAATTCCACACACCGAAAAGAAACGTAGGTGCGTCAGACGTGTTTGCGTTTGTGGCCATCAACTTGGGCGCTGTAGTTTTCCGCCGGGGTGATGAGCTGACTACCGTTACAACATATGTATCAACGGAAGAGTTTATAAATGAAAAGCTGTCAATGCAAAAAACATTCAACAGCTTTAAATAATCGCTTGTGGCCCGACGTGGGCTTGATTAGAAAGTCTGAGTGGGTGGCTTTCATCGCAAGTAAAATCGACTTCGCCACGGGAATGGCGGTTGTTTGCCTCGGATGACGTTGCTACCGAAAAAGCGCCAAACTTTAAAATATCAACGGCCACCCACGCGATCACACCGTTCTGCCATAGAAAACTGCGGGTAAATCTGGCTTTTTGTTTACGTCAAACAAATACCAAGCACAGTTGTCCTTGCCAGTGTTCTTGCTCCCTTCAATCCACTTGACCCTTCCAACGCTCACTATCTTTGAACAATATGTAATGAGGGTCGCGGATTGCTTTGTGTGCATCCAATCAGCGTCAAACAAAAGCCAAGTGGGGCATACACACATCCATGACTCAATCAGCGGGTGCAGAGTTTTCCTATCCCAAGGAGGATTGGTGATGCAGAAATCAACTGACTTGCCAACGCTTGTCTTGATGTCTAGCGCGTTTGCTCTGCGGATGTTGTCGGCTTTTGGTTCGATGTCGGCGGCATAGTTGCACTGGCCTCCACAATCAGTCAAATTTGTTATGTGCTGGATAAGCCTACCATCTCCAGCGCAAGGCTCTGCATATGTAAAAAAGTAAGGCAGGTGCGCAATGAGCGGCGCAACTGCCTCAATTGGTGTTGGATAATAATCTCGCGGAATGCGATCAAATGAGCTTCGCTTTCCCATTAGAATATTATTGCGACCAGCATCATCATGCTAGCGCCGCTTGCAAAGCCGAATAAAGCTCCGACCAAGCCAGCGATGTGGATCTTACGCTCTATCTCTTGGTCACTCATCCCCACACCTCCTCGAAGCAGTCGTCAAACGTGAATGGCGTTTTAGAAAACATCCAGCGCCACTGCTTTTTTACGCGCCCCTCGATATGTATATACTCGCGACGGCGGTGCAACTTGCCCTGCTCCCACATGCGCTTGAGGTAGCACGCGGCCCGCGGCACGCTCTCATCGAGCATGGCGGCGGCCTCAGTGGCGCTAAATACTAGCTCATCGTCCAACATATCCATGAGGCGATTTATGTCTCGCACGACGCGCTCAGCGCGCTCCTCAGCCTCCACTCCGGCCTTGCGGTGCGTCTCCTTGTATGACCGCCTCTCCGCCACTGGGAGAGGCCCACGTTTATCCGGCTGCTCCATGTGCATGCGCTTCTCAAACTCGAGCATGTCGTGGCCCAGCTTGATCTCACGCGCCACCTTGATGTCTGTCACGCCCTTTAGCTTCTGGACCAGCTTCTGGTGCGGCGTCAAAGCTCTGGATCCTTTAAAGCTCGCCTCAACGCCTCGAGCAACGACGATAGCTCCTCCGCTGTCTGCTGGACGTATGGCTGGCCGCGCAACTTGCTTCGCTCCATCAGGACCGACGTCACCCGCTCGATCCGGCTCAATAATCTGTCGACTTTTGTGTCCACGACCCCCACTCCTTTTTACTACGTCAATGTTAAATTCTCTGACTGCATTATGCACAGTCGATGCCGAAATATTCAGATATCGAGCGATCTCGATATTGCACAGCCCGAACTCCGCACACTCTCTGATGCGCCGCACCATTTCACGTCGATCATACGGGCTCGGCATCTTCGTCCTCCTCATCTTCGGGCGGGTCAACTTCACCCAGCCCGCCGCAATGTTCGCAAAGCACAGTTTCGATAACTGGCTCCCCGATGTCTCGGGTTGCTGACTGCATCAGGAAGCTGGTTTCCTCCAGAGTGCCCTCCCCATGGCACTCTGGGCACGCCAGCCGCTTCGGGTCCGTCCAGATCCATTCGTCCATCATGTGGCGCACTCCGCGGCGCAGGCGGCGTATCCGGCGGCGTCGATATAGTTGTCGCCGTGTTTTGGGTTCGACTTGGCTCTAGCGGCCTTCAGTAGAACCATCATGATGCCCACTTGAGATGGGGATATCTCACGCCCAAGAAATTCGCCCCAGAATGCGGCGATGGTCATGAAGTTGTCCTCCATGTCGCCGTGATCTTCTGCGCGATCTTTGGTGACGTATTCCTTGGCGGTATCCAAGACTTCCGCGCGTGTCAGTTTAGTCATGTGTGGTCTCCCAGTGTGTTGGACGCGCCTTGGGGCGCATTGGCTCTTCAACATTAGCGGTCACTGTGCAGGCGATCAACAGCCCGCACAGTGATGTCCAAGCGATCAGGATCGCCCAGTCTTGTTTCGTCGGCATCACTTGAGCAGCCGCCGCACGTCGGTGCACCAGACCGTCTGAGACGCCTTGGACTGGCCGCTTGTCTTGAAAACCTTAGCGCAGGAAATGTCACCGCTGATGAACATATTGTTGAGCACAGTCCCGGCGTCGCTATTCTCAACACCAGCAACAGCCGCCAGCTCGGACGCGATAAATGGTTCGCCACTCATTTCCGGCACAGCGGCGCGGACGATGTCAGACACTGTAAGCTCGGGCAGGGCGTCATCTTCCACCTCGTCCTCCTCGACTTGTTCTTCAAACAGGTCGCGCAGTGGAGAAAATACACTTTCATCTTCGGAGGCGCTGCTGGCGTCCAGATCGGCCGCCTCTGCAAACGTGATAAACCACGGCGTCTGACCGGATCTGTCGTGGCGGTTTTCAACGACGCCGGCGCGATACTTGCGGCCGACCTCGAGGTTGGCTGCTGACACGACCGAGTTAGGCACATATGCCTGCTCGAATGTATCAGTCAAAACGGCGAATGCGTGGTAGTCGCCGGTAAAAGTTATTGTGATTTCTTTGAGCATAATGCTCTCCTTCTGAGTTTGTGGGGGCGCGTGGCCCCGGTTGGTTATGCGATAGCCGCGGCCAGAGCGTGCTGGACTGCGAGTTTGTGGATTGTGTTGCCAAGGCGTGTTGTCCTACATACGTCGTGGCCGTCGCGAACTCGAAAGACTTGAGCTGTAGCTGACCCGCTGTCTCCGACTGTTGCGTTTACGCGATACAGACCACCGCGATTGCTTTCGCAATCAAATGTAAATTTTGTGGCAGTGTCAAAGGCGTTGCGGCCTGTAGTTTCTGCGGGGGTGAAGCTGTATGATGTCATTTCCGTGTTCCTTTGTTTCTGTCTATATTGTTAACATAGGGGTAACAGCACACCCTTGCAAGTGCTAAATGTTCACATAATCGAAAAAATGTTATAGGGTGCCAGAGTGACATTTATGGAGGATCACATGCTGGACGATCAAACCAAAGAGCTGGTGCGCAATCTCAATAACCCGCACCGGGTCGTAAACATCATGGCGCTGTTCAAATTTTGCGAGCAGGCGGCGACCATCATCCAAGACCAAGCGGCCGAGCTGCACCGCGCAGCCGCAGACGCGCTTGAGGCGCAGCC